GGATCAATCAGCTCGATCAGGACGAAAAGCGCCTGCGGGACGAATGGTGGGTAAAGGCGGACAAAGTCGTCAAGAAGTACAAGGCGAAGAAGGACACGACGGACGATTTGACGTATCTGTACAACGTCTTCTGGGCCAACGTAGGTGTGCTGAAGGCTGCGCTGTACGCACGGCCTCCACGGCCGATGGTCAGCCGCGTTTGGGCAGACTCCAACGACAACGTAGCACGGGTTTCTGCAGAGATTTTGCAGCGCTGCTTGGCCTACGACTTCATGAAGAACAACTCCCCCATGGACGAAGCTATCAAGCTCGCCGTGGAGGATCGGCTAATTCCGGGCCTGGGTCTCTGCTGGATGCGTTACGACGTGGAAACCGAGGAAGTTTCTGTCCCCAGCGCCGAGGGACAGGAGCCTGTGACGTTCGAAGTCATCACAAAGGAAGAGGCGGACTGCGATTACGTCCACTGGCGGGACGTCCGCTGGCCCGCTGCCCGCGTTTGGAGCGAAGTTTGGTATGTGGGTCGCCTGATTTACATGACGCGCTCCAAATTCAAGGACAAATTTGGAGTCGACGTCGGTAAAGAAGATCGATCGACACCTGAGGACCGTGATAAAGTCCTCCCCAAGAACTTTACGAAGGACAAAATCTCCGTTTACGAGCTTTGGTGTCGTAAAACGAATAAGATTTACTGGGTGAGTCGTGATGTTCCGGGTTTTTGTCGCGAAAAGCCGGACTTTCTCATGCTGGACGGGTTCTACCCGTGCCCCCAGTTTCTTTTGGCGACCCATACAACTGACGATTACCTGCCCCGTAGCGATTATACGATGGTGCAGGACCAATATGATCAGTTGAACGAGCTAAACACGCGAATTACGATCCTTGAGAAGGCTCTTCGTGTCGTTGGCGTCTACGACAAGAAGAATGCGGAGGTCGCTCGGGTACTTTCGGAGGCTCGAGAGAATGATATGATCCCGGTGGACCGTTGGGCGGTCCTGGCCGAGGCTGGTGGCATGAAGGGAGTCGTCGACTGGTTCCCAATTGACGTCATTGCGGCTGTTCTGGACAAGTTGAAGGAACAGAAGGTCGCCAAGATCCAGGATATCTACGAGCTTACGGGCATCAGCGATATCATGCGCGGCACCACGAACGCGCGGGAGACGTTGGGCGCCCAAGAGCTGAAGGCGCAGTATTCCTCGGTACGTCTGCAGTATCTGCAGATGGACGTCTCCATTTTCGTTCGCCAACTCCTGATTATCAAGGCTGACATCATCTGCCGTCACTTTCAGGATGAAACTATTCTCCGGCTGAGCAACATCGAGGCCACCCCGGACGCTCAGTACGCTCAGGCAGCGATCCAACTGCTCCGTGACTCCGAAATCACGAAGTACAAGATCGACATCAATGAGGAGGGGCTTGCGCTACCCGATTACAATCAGGAAAAGCAAGTCCGCATCGAGTTCTTGACGACTGTCGGGCAATTCCTCTCCCAGGCGTACCCCATTGCCCAGGTGGTGCCGGGCTCGCTGCCCTATCTGGTCCAGATGATCCGCTGGGTGGCTTCCGGCATGCGGGGCAGCGAGGAGATTCAAGGTGTGTTGGATCAGGCGATTCAGCAACTCTTTGCGAACCCGCAGTCCATGCAACAGCCGCAGCAAGGCGAGCAGAAGCCGAACGACGGCCCCTACAAGGTCCAGCAGGAACAAATCAAACAGCAAGGCGAGACTCAGCGGGCCATTAGCGAAGCTCAGGCACGTCAGATGGAGAACAAGCAGAAGGCGGACCTTGACCTCCGCAACAGCTTGACCATCGAGAAGACCAAAGCAGACAACAGCGCAGCCCTTGAAAACATCAAACATCACAATCAACTCCAGCAGGCGGTCCAGCAGGCTATGCACGCTGCTGAAGCGACTGCGCACGAGATTGCGGCCGAAGACGCCCAGACCGAAAGTCAGCGTGAGCACGAAATACGGATGCAGCGCATGCAACCGCGACCCAAGAAAGGAGAATAAATGGCAATCTACACTTGGCTCTGTAAATGCGGGGCTGTTGAAGAAACGGTCCAAAGCATTGGGGAATACTCCAATCCCGAGACTAAGAGAACTCCCTGGCACTGCAATCTTCCCATGGAACGAATGCTCACAGTCAACGGCAGTAATTCGGCTCTGGCCCATGCCCTCGCTGGGGACCGCCATTACGATACCATTATGGCCCCTGACGGCGTTACTCGACTGGACACGCGGAGTAAGCACAGGGAATACATGCGGCAACACAATCTAACAATCGCAGAGGACTACAAAGGTGAATGGGCGAAAGCCGAAAGTAGACGAAAAGAGCGTTTTGCGGGTACTCATCACGATAACCGCAAAATTTTGGAACGTGAATTTAACCGGAGAACTTAAAAATGCCTGGAATGCGTGAAGCCCTTGAGGCTGCTTTTGACGAACACGACGAGGAACTGAATGAAAATAATTCAAGCTCTGCGGAGGAAACTGGCTCCGCAGACGCCGGAGCAGGAGCAGCCGATCTTGGAGCAGCCAACGACGCTGCCCTTGGAACCGGCGCAGCCGAAGAAGGCGAGCCAAAGTCCTCTGGAGCCACAAAGGAACGAGACGCATCAGGCAAGTTTTCAAAATCTACCAAAGGGGACGTTCAAGATCAAAAACAGGTACCTCCGCAGGGGCAATCGCAGGTAAAGAAGCCTGAGGGCGAGCAACTTCCGCAGATCAAGGCTCCGTCTTCCTGGCGTCCCGCCGTCCGCGAGAAGTACTTCACCTCTCTGCCCCGCGAGGTGCAGGAGGAGATTGGTCGTCGGGAACGTGAAACTGAGCTTGCGCTGAATAATTCCGCTCAGGCGCGGAATTACGCCCAGCAAGTTCATCAGATCATGACCCCCTACGACGCCATGATTCAGGCGGAGGGCGGAAATCATGTCACGGCCATCCGCAACCTCATGCAGACTGCGTATCATCTGCGTACTGCGCCTCCCCAGCAGAAGGCGCAGATGGTTGCGAACATGATCATGCAACATGGGGTGGATTTTGAGCTCTTGGACAACGCTCTCCAAGCTCTTGTCTCCGGCAACGAGGGCCAGGGCGCAGCGCAGCGGCCCAATGCGCAGCTTCAGCACGCCATTCAGGAGGCTCTGATGCCTGTGAATCAGTTCATGCAGCAGATGCAGAGGACTGCTCAGCAGAACCAGCAAGCTCTGCATTCGCAGATGCAGAATGACATCGAGGCTTTCGCTGCTGATCCGAAAAACAAGTACTTCAACGATGTTCGGGATATCATGGCCGACCTGCTGGAGGCTGCAAGCAAGCGCAGTGTAGGGATGACTTTACAAGACGCCTACACCCGTGCCACAATGGCGCATCCTGAGATTGCGCAGCTTGTACTCGCAGATCAGGCTTCTGCCAGTGCCGCCCAGCGTTCCGCAGCGGCACGGAGAGCTCGAAACGCATCGGCCAGCCTAGCGTCAAGCGAAGCACCAGCGGGGAGCGGGGCAGGAAAGACGAAGCCAGCGAATCTACGCTCAGCCATTGAGGCAGCGTGGGATGAAACTGAGCAGCGTGCTGTTTGACCCTCGGCATCAACCCTAGCCTGGAGAAATCATGGCCTTTCCTAATGTCAGCGACATCGTCGCGACTACGATTGAAAATCGTAGCGCCGACATTGCTGACAACGTCACCCTGAACAACGCGCTTCTGGCGTGGATCAAAGCGAGCGGCAACGTTCGCCCGATCTCGGGTGGGTCCGTCATCTACGAAGAAATCAGCTTCGCTGCCAACGGCAACGCGGGCTGGTATTCGGGGTACGACCTGCTCCCAGTTGCCGCTCAGGATGTCTTGTCGGCTGCTCAATTCAACATCTGCCAAGCAGCATGCCCCGTGACCATCAGTGGCCTTGAGCAACTGAAGAACATGGGCAAGCAGCAGATCATTGACCTGATGGAAGCGCGCCTCAACGTGGCCGAAGCGTCCATGTACAACTTGCTCGCAGCGGGCGTGTACTCGGATGGCACGGGCGCGGGCGGCAAGCAGATCGTCGGTCTGGACGCTGCGGTGCCTGTGAGCCCGAACACGGGTACGTACGGCGGTATTGACCGCGCGGTGTGGCCTGTTTGGCGCAGCAAGACCACGACGGCAGGTTCCGCTTTGACGGCGACCACGGTGCAGGGCGCCATGGACACTTTCTGGGCCAGCCTGATCCGCGGTCGTGATCGCCCCAACGTCATCGTGATGGACACGCAGTTCTGGAGCATCTACATGCAGTC